CAGCGCAAAAGTCCGGCGCGTTGGAAGTTACGGTAAACGGCAAGAAATACCGCAGAACTAACAAGCGCAGCGGTACATGGCGTCCGGTATGATTAACTTTGAAAATCTCGACAAGTTCACATTCCCCGGCGTTGGAAAGTACGACATTCCGCAGATCGAGCCGGTCAAGGCATATCCGCATGGCGAATTTATCCCTGTGAATTACCATTACACAGCAAAAGACCAGGCAAGCAAAATCGTTCATTTCTTTGTGGACGATTACCAATTCATTCGATATTGGAACACGCCGGACAAGTACATTCCGAAACTGTTGCAGTTTGCGGCGGTGTGTGCGCCGGACTTCTCCACATACACGGATATGCCGCTGGCGATGCAGATATACAACCATTACCGCAAGCATTGGTTGGCGGCATACTGGCAGCTCCACGGCATGACGGTTTATCCGACGATCTCTTGGAGTGACGAGAGCAGTTATGATTGGAGCTTTGATGGGGAACCTGTCGGCGGGATAGTTGCGGTTAGTTCAGTAGGCACCCAGCAGAACAAGGAAAGCAAGCGGCTCTTCCTGCGCGGTTACGAGGAAATGATGAAACGGATATCGCCTGAATGGGTGATATTTTACGGAAAAGTTCCGGAGGAATGTGACTGGAACGTGATACGGGTAAAACCGCATTACGACGAGATTGTGAAGCGGAGGGAAGCAAATGAAATATCCGTTTCAGCCGGAACTGCTTGATGCACTCCCAGAAGAACTTGCCGAACTCTTTCGCGGTCTTGAAGATACGCTGCTCGACGAAATTTGCAGCCGCCTTGCGCTGAAAGACCAGCTGAACGAAGTGACTGTTCAGGCAATCCGGGCGCTTCGCTCGCATGGTATCGACACGAAGGAGATTGAAAAAGCAATCCGCAAGACCTCTGGAATTAGCGAAAAGAAACTGAGCGATCTATTTGACGATGTGATAGCCAGAAATCAAAAGTATTACACATCGGTTATCGACATGGCAGGGCTGACAAAGCCTGATATTCTGGTGAACACTGCGACCATCGAAGCAATCAGAGCGCAGACGATTGATGAAGTTCATAATATCACACAGTCTATGGGCTTTCTGGTGGACAAAGGCAGGACGATGCTTCCGCCCGCTCGTGCGTATCAGTGGGCGTTGGATTCTGCTGTTATGCAGATTCAGAGCGGGGCAATCAGCTACAATCAGGCGATCAAGTCTGCGGTACAACAGCTTGCAGGCGGACTGAAAGTCGTGAACTACGAAAGCGGACACGTTGACAACATCGACGTTGCTGTTCGGAGAGCTGTCATGACCGGCGTGAATCAGATCTGCGACCAGTACACGAACCAAAGCGCAGAGTACCTTGATACGAGATACTTTGAAGTGTCTGCGCACTCTGGGGCGCGTGACAAGCCGGGTGCGTCGCCGTGGTCAAGCCACAAAGACTGGCAAGGGAAAGTCTATTACCAGAGCGAAAGCGGCGAACCTGACCCGCTGGGGCTTTACGATGACCTTGTGGAAACGACTGGTTACGGATACGTTGACGGTCTGACAGGCGCAAACTGTAGGCATCACAAATACCCGTTTGTTCCGGGAGTTTCGGAGCGAACTTACACAGACGAACAGCTTGAGCATATCGACGATGGCCTTGGCTGCACGTTTGACGGAAAGACTTACACAGCCTATGAAGCTACGCAGATGCAGCGCCGCATAGAGCGGCAAATCCGCGCACAGAAAAAGCTTAGAAACGCATACAAAGAAGCTGGGCTTTCCGAAGACGCGACCGCCGCGAACATAAAGCTTCGGCGGCTGAACGCAGAATATAGCAGGTTCAGCAAGGCCGCAGGATTGCCGGAGCAGCGAGAAAGGACAAAGGTGTATGGACTGGGCTGAAGCAAAAAAGCCGCCGAAGCCATTTTCAAATTGGCTCTTCTTATTTATCAATACCGACCGACAGGTCGTTAAACAAGGAGATTTTTATGTCAGAAGAACCTAACGTGCAGGGCACGGAAATCACTGCGCTTGAGCAGGAAAAGACGTTTACGCAGGCCGATGTTGACAAGATGATTCAGACGCGGCTTGACCGAGAACGGAGAAAGTACCCCAGCGAGGAAGAAATCACCGCATACCGGACATGGAAGGACAGCCAGCAGACCGAGCAGGAACGGCAGGCCAAGCAGACGAAGGATCTTGCGGACAGCAAAGCGGCCCTGGCCGCATCGCAGGCAGAGGTCGAGCAGCTGCGGCGCGACAAGTATGTGTTGAGCAAGGGCTTAGCCGGAGAGGATGCCGAGTTTATCGCGTTCAAGGCCTCGAAGATGGTCAATGACAAGACCACGTTTGAACAAGCTGTCGACGAGCTTACAGCGAATCGAAAGAAGGCGACGTTCGACTGGACAGCACCGGCAGGCGGTGGAACCAAAGAAACAAACATGAACAGCACGATGAACGCCCTGATTCGGGGCGCTCTGAAATAACGAAGGGAGAATCATATGCCGAATATTATTGACAGAAATGCACTTTCCGGTCTTATTCCGGAACCTGTAACCCGCGAGATCATGCAGGGCGCTATCGCGGAATCCGCAGTCCTGCGCATGGGTAAGCGACTGGCGAATATGTCCAGCAAGACGCAGACCATCAACGTCCTGGACGCGCTGCCCTCTGCGTACTTCGTCAACGGCGAAGCAACTGATACCGGAGCCGGTGAAGCTTTCAAGCAGACCACGAAGATGGCGTGGGACAAGAAGAAAATCTATGCCGAGGAAATCGCGGTTATTGTCCCCATCCCCGAATCAGCACTGGATGACGCAGATTATGACATCTGGGGCGAGGTAAGGCCTAGACTGACCGAGGCTTTCGGCAAGGTAATTGACGCTGCCATCCTGTTTGGCACGAACAAGCCCACCACGTGGCGCGATGGCGTTGTGCCCTCTGCCATTGCTGCTGGAAACGGCGTACCCGTCGGCACAAGCGTCTTTGACGACATCATGGGCGAGAACGGCCTGATCGCGAAGGTCGAGCTTGACGGCTTCAATCCGAACGGCGTTATGTCCGCGATCCAGATGCGCGGAAAGCTTCGCGGCTTGAAAGACACGACCGGCCAGCCCATCTTCAAGTCCGATATGCAGGGCGCGACCCGCTATGGCCTTGACGGCATGGATATGTACTTCCCGATGAACGGTGCATTTGACCCGTCTCGGGCGCAGATGATCGTCGGCGACTGGTCGCAGTTGGTCTATGCAATCCGTCAGGACATGACGTTCAAGATCTTCACCGAGGGCGTCATTCAGGATCCGACCACGAAGGCCATCACGTATAACCTCATGCAGAACGACATGGTTGCGCTGCGTGCGGTCATGCGGCTTGGCTGGGAAATCGCGAACCCGGTAAACGCGTATAACGTTGATATTGCCAATCCGTTCCCGTTCTCGGTCTACGGCAAGGCTGGAACGGTCTCCACTGTGACTGTCTCCCCGGCAACCGCGACCGTGGCGAAGGGCGCAAGCAAAGCATTTTCCGCCTCTGTTGCGGGTGAAGGCATTGTAAGTGGCGACGTCGAGTGGAGCCAGAGCGGCGCAAAGTCGTCTATCACGGAAGGCGGCGTGCTGAAGGTCGCGTCCAATGAGACGTCCACGAGCATTACCGTCACTGCAAAGTCGAAGCAGGACAGCACCAAGACCGGCACGGCTACCGTCACGGTCGGTTCGTAAAAAATGAAAGGAGCTGGTACGAATGATTTATGCCGACTATGAATTTTACTCCGGCTGCTACTACGGCAGCATCAATGAGGAGGATTTCCAGCGTCTGGTCGTCCGCGCCAGCTCCTTCCTCGATTATTACACGCAGAACCGAGTAAAAGACTACGCGGATCTCGAAGCCGTTAAAATGTGCTGCTGCGCTCTGGTCGATCAGTATATGCTGATCGACACAGCGCAGGAGCTTGCCAGAAAGAATGTGTCCGCCGGGCTTGCATCTGACGAAGGAGAATTGCAGAGCGAGACTGTAGGCGGCTATTCCCGGACACTTCGCAGCGGCGGCGATTCTTCCGTAGCTGCATTGAAGGCGGCTTCGGAGGCAAAGAATGCCCTTGCAAGCGTAGCGCGTGAATATCTAGCCCATACCGGGCTTCTCTACAGAGGCAGGTGTTTTTCATGTACGCCCCACACACTGTAACCATCTACAACGTCACGCAGGAGCAGGATCCGGAAACGTTCAAAGATACGCAAAAAATCCATATCACTGTAATTCGCGGGGTAATGCTCCAAGCGTCAAAAGCGGCTAACGTCCGCGCGAGCGGGCTTGAAGGAGCAGATGCGGTGAATCTGTACATTCCGTTCTCTGCGGCTGCTGTAGACGGCGTGACGGGCGCAGAAAAGCGCTACGTCGGCCCGCAGGAGTTCTGGCGTGCAACTGATAAAAGCAAAATCTGGACGCTATCTACGGACGGTAACGGCGGCACAACATTCTTTGTGAAGGGCGAAGTAGTCGAGCCGGACAAGACGGAAGAACAGATCGAGATGCTGTACGATGATGTGTACAAAGTGACAAAGGTGGACATGAAGGACTTCGGCAGTCCCTCTATGCAGCACTGGCAGGTCGGAGGCTCGTAATGCTGAAATTCAGCGTAAAGGCAGACGGATTTGACGCGCTGCAGGAAAAGCTCGCGCAGGCCTGCACCAAAGCAGAGCATATTGTTGCAACGCAGGTGCGGAAGGACACAAGCCCATATGTGCCGTTCCTGACGGGCTCTCTCGACCAGAGAACAATGGTGGACGGTAATGCGATCATCTATCCGGGACCGTATGCACGGTTTTTGTATTACGGGAAAGTTATGGTTGACCCGGAGACGGGCAGCACATACGCACCGAAGGGTGGGACGAAGGTTCTGACAGACAAAAACCTTGTGTTCACGACATCCGGACACGCGCAGGCACAATCGCACTGGTTCGAGGCTTCAAAGGCTGAGAACCTTGATAAATGGATCCGCGTTGCGGACAAGGCGGTGAAACATGGACTCTGAAAAACAGAAAAAGTTGGTGTCAGCGGAAGAAGAACAGGATATCGCCCGAAAGATGATGGTCTGGGCGAACTCCTTTTCTGACGACGATATGCCAGCCGCGACGATCAACTATGAATTTCTCGCCGCAGATTCCGCGAGCATGGCGCTTTCTGCTATTCAGGGCGCGTACATCACACGGAAATACCTGCTTGGCGGGCATGAAGCAGAATACCAATTTAAGATCATCGCCCGTATCATCCCCGGCAGCAGCAACGATAAGCGCCTAAAATGCGACGCCATGCTGAACCGCTTCGGAGACTGGGCTATGCAAAATTATCCGTCTTTGGGCGATGGCATGCGCGTCCGGAGCGTGGAAGCGTCCAGCCGTGCGGCTCTGTTCGCCCGGTACGATGACGGAACAGAAGACCATCAGATACTTATGAAACTGACATATGAGGTGATTTAATTATGGCAGACATGACCTTTAATACCACTGCTGGCCAGACCATTGACCGCGAATTGCTGATCGCATACCTGAATACCGGCGAGTCGTCTACGCCTGTCTGGTCTCCGTTCGGCAAGCGCGTCACGGATTCCAGCATGGAGTACGATTGGCAGGAGGATTCCAGTAAGGATATCCTCGGCACTACAAGAACCACCATGAAGAAGCCCATCATCACGCAGAGCTTTGACCCGTGCGAGCTGGACGCAGGCGACGCGGCGCTTGTCAAGCTGTGGAACCTGGCTGTCAAAGACCAGGATGCAGCGGCGCTGGCGAATCAGGACGTTCTCATCGTTCATTTTTACGCAGGCACGGCCAAGACGGCAGTCTTTGCGGAGCGTTACGACGGCACAATGGTCAAGCCCGCGAGCCTCGGCGGCGAGGGCGGCGGTTTCGTCGGTATGCCGTTCGACGTGACGCTGGGCGGCACGCGCACGACCGGAACGGCTGCGGTCGGCAGCAACGGTGCAGTTACATTCACGGCTGATTCTGCGGCGTAAGGAGGGACACTAAATGGCAGATATCAGATTTGATACTGGTGTACAGTCCTTCCAAATTAACGGCGGCGTAAGTGTAGAGTTCAACCCTACGGACAGTGAATTTGCGAAAAAGCTGTTTTCGCTGTTCGAAGAGTTGGAATCCAGACAGCATGAATACGCAAAACGCGCCGAAAACGAGACGGACCCGAAAAAAATTCTCGATTTGGCAGATCAGTTCGACAAGGAGATTCGCGAAAAAATCGATGGAATTTTTGGAAAGCCGATTTGTACTGAAGTGTTCAGGACAAACGTAATGGCGCTTGCAAATGGTCTGCCGGTATGGGCGAATCTTATGCTTGCTGTCATCGACGAGATGGACGCTGGTTTCGATCTCGAAAAAACCAGACTAAGCCCAAGAGTAAAACAGTACACGGACAGATGGGCGAAAAGAAAGCGCTGATCTACGCGCTCCCGACGTCAGCTGAGGTAAACGGCAAAACATATCAGATTGAATCAGATTATAGAGCGGTGCTGGATATCCTCGCCGCTCTTTCTGATAAAGATTTGACGGAAGAGGAGCGCACCATTGCTGCCCTTGAGATATTCTACCCTGACTTTGACGATATTCCGCTTTCAGATTATGAGGAAGCACTGCGGAAATGTTTCAGGTTTATTGACTACGAGCAAGACAAAAAGGAGCAAAAAAAGCAGCCGACGTTGATGTCGTGGGAGCAGGACTTTGCGATGATTGTCGCGCCCATCAACAGAATTGCAGGATGTGAAATCCGCGCATTGGAATATCTGCACTGGTATACGTTTTTATCCTATTATCAGGAAATTGGAGACTGCCTGTTTGCCCATGTGGTAAGTATCCGGGACAAGAAATCTCACGGGAAGCCTCTTGACAAGCAGGAACGAGAGTTTTACAGGCGAAACCGTGAAATTATTGATTTGAAAACGAATTACACAGACGCAGAAAAGGATATTCTGGCAGCGTGGGGTGTCTCAAAATAAGGTGGTGAGAAAATGGCAGATGGGAAAATCGTTGTGCAGGCGGAAGTTGATGCGAAAAAAGCACAGCGGGAGCTTGATAAACTTACAGCGAGAATTGACAAGCTGGAAACTGACCTGAAAAAGAGCAGCGGCGAGCAAAGCGGGATCAAGGCACAGCTTGACGCGGCAAAGGAATCCGCAAAACAGGCAGAAACTGCGTTGAAATCGTTGCGTGCAGAATCTGAGCGGCTGCGGCAGGTCACATCCGGCGAGGTGTCTGCATCGCCTGATGCGTATATTTCTGCATACAGTCGGCAATCCGAAGTTGCTGCACAGATTAAGGAACAGGAAGCGCGTCTGAAAGAGCAAGACAAGATCGTTGAGAGCTTGGACGGCAAGTACGCAAAAATTACGGACAAGGTAATGGAGCAGACCTCCGCGCTGGACGCGGCGAAGACACGCGCAGGAGATCTTACGCGAGAGATTACAAACGCAAGCGGCGCGTCCGAACGGATGGAGCTTGCCGCAAAAAATGTTTCCGACAGCATGAACACGTTCAGCAAGCGTGTTTCCGGGCTTTTTAAGCGTGTCCTGGTGTTCTCTCTGATTACTAGAGCGCTGCAAAGCCTGCGGACATGGCTCGGGAAAACAATCATGCAGAACGAGGAGGCGCGTGCAGCGGTTGCGCGGCTTAAGGCGGCGTTTTTGACGCTGGCTCAGCCGATTCTTCAAGTCGTGATCCCCGTTTTTGTGAGGCTTGTGGACATTCTGACACAGGTTGTTACAGCTATCGCAAAGTTTTTCGGCATGCTGTCCGGCAAAAGCTGGGGCGCGCAGGTCGCAGCGGCAAAAGGGCTGAATGCGGAAAAAGAAGCAATCGAGGGGGTAGGCTCCGCAGCTGAAGACGCCAGCAAGAGCATGGCGAGCTTCGACGAGATCAACCAGATTACCAGCAATCAGGCATCTGGAGGCGGTGGCGGCGCGGGCGGGGCGGCGTCTACGGATATCGCGCCGGATTTTTCAAACCTCGACATGGCGGAGGATAAACTCCACGATATTCTCGGCCTAGTAGGTGCGATTGCAGCCGGGCTGCTCGCTTGGAAAATTGCAAGCATGTTTACAAACGATTTGAGCAAGATTGCCGGGATCGCGCTTGCAGCAGCTGGTGCGTTTGCACTTGTGTATTTCTGGCTAGACGCGTGGAAGAACGGGATTGATTTACAAAATTTCCTCGGAATGCTTGCGGGGCTTGCCGCGCTTGCTGCCGGACTTGCAATCGCATTTGGCCCGATAGCAGCAGGCATTGCGCTTGTTGTGGGCGGTCTTGCTATGCTTGTTGTCGGAATCAAGGATGTCATTGAAAATGGATTTAATTTAGTAAATACGCTTACGATCATCGCGGGGCTACTTGCCGCCGGTATCGGCATTTCGCTTCTGACGGGTAGCTGGATTCCACTCCTGATTGCGGGATTTGTTGCCGCTCTGGTTGCACTTGTTTCCTTTACCGGACATGGCGAAGAACTCATCGAAGGCCTGAAAAATATCATAGACGGATTCGGGAAATTCTTTAAGGGCGTGTTTACGGGAGACTTAAAGCTTGCCGCAGAAGGCGCGAAACAAATTTGGGAAGGGCTTAAGCAGACGTGGAACGCGATTGTAAACTCCATCAAAGACGCTTGGAGCGCATTTATTACATGGCTGCAGGGCAAGAACCCGGCACTTGCTGCGATTTTTGAAACAATCGGAAAGCTGTTCTCCGACCAGTACAACGCATGGAAAAAGATCCTCAGTGGCCTTATTACTTTCCTGACCGGCGTATTCACCGGAGACTGGAAGAAAGCATGGAACGGCGTCCTAGATATTCTGAAAGGCGTTTGGAATCTCATTGTCGGTACGGTCGAAGGCGCGATTAACTTCATCATTGACGGAATTAACCTTTTGATTTCCGCTTTGAACAAAATCCACTTTGAAGTTCCAGATTGGGTTCCGCTTGTTGGCGGAAAATCATTTGGCATCAATATCACGCCTGTTTCCCGTGTATCGCTGCCCCGCCTAGCCTCTGGCGCGGTCATCCCGCCGAACCGGGAGTTTATGGCTGTGCTGGGAGACCAGAAAAGCGGAACGAATATCGAAACGCCGCTTGCCACAATGGTGCAGGCTTTCAAGCAGGCCATGAACGAGACGGGCGGCATGGGAGGCCGGAGCATTACAGTCGTGATGCAGGTCGATAAGCGCGAGTTTGCCCGCGCGGTATATCAGGCGAACAACGACGAGACGCAGCGCGTTGGCGTTCGTCTGGCGGGGGTGAGAACATGACAAGCGTATTGAGCCTTGATGGGAAAGCGTATCCAAATCTGCACGTCGTGAGTCTGAAACGTTCGTTTTCCGTGCTCGACGGCGACAATGCCGGGCGCGTGATGACTGGCGCAATGACGCGCGACATCATCGGCACCTATTACAATTACAGCCTGGAAATTGATTCAGTGACATCGAACCCCGAGGAATACGACGAGTTTTATGAAACGATCTCCGCACCGGCAGACAGCCACGTACTGACAGTCCCCTATGCGCAGACGACCATGACGTTCGACGCGTATGTTGCAAATGGCGACGACGAGCTGGCGTCCAGCTATGCCGGGAAAAACAGCTGGCAGAACCTGACCGTCAATTTCGTTGCCATGAAACCGAAGAGGACCCCGGCATGAGCGTAAGAGTGGTATATGAAGACGTCGCGGTCGGCGCAGCAGATGCGTCGACGGTAACGACGACGGCGAAGAAAGACTTTGCGAACCCTGCCCTGCTCCCCTACGGCACGGACGCCGGGCTGCTGGCGTCCTGCGAGCAGAACCAGTGGGTCCTAGACGGGACGCGCGTCTTGCTCGGGAACCAGCGGGCCGCATTCTGGTCCGCGGTGCAAAGCAACGACGACTGCACGTTTGACGCAGCGCCGACGATCACGATCTCCCTGAATGGTCAGTTCTCCTCCCCGGGCATTTTCTTCTACTTCGACGGATCGGAGGGTGACTACTGCAGCGAGATTGTCCTGATGTGGTACAACGGCGAAGAACAGCTTGCGAGCAAGACCTTCACGCCGAACTCGTACAAGTATTTCTGCGAGCAGCAGGTCGACTTATACAACAAGCTCGTCGTGCAGATCAATAAGACCCACCTGCCGAACCACTACGCGAAGATCTCGCAGATCTTCTTCGGAATCGTCCGGGAGTTCGAGCGGAGAGAGCTGCGCTCCGTCCGGGTCACGGAGGGCATGAACATCATTTCAGAAGATCTGGAGATCAACACACTCGACTTCTCGCTGGACAGCGCGGACGATATCGACTACGTCTTCCAGCAGAAGCAGCCCGTCAGCGCGTATGACTCAGACCACCTGATCGGCGTGTTTTATATCGAATCGTCCTCCCGGAAAAGCGTGAGCGTCTATGATATTTCCTGCATCGACGCCCTCGGCGTCATAGATAGCGAGCCGTTTGCGGCTGCGATCTATTCCGGCGCGTCCGCAAAGACGCTGATACAGACGATCCTTGCCGGGCACTTCACACTGGAATACGACTCCGCGCTGGATGACGCGAAGGTCACGGGCTACATCCCGGACTGCACGAAGCGCGAGGCGCTGCAGCAGATCGCATTTGCCATCTGCGCCACCATCGACACCAGCGGCACGCGCGGGATCAAGGTGCGCAAGCTCGCGGCGGACGAGGCGGCGGAGATCCCGCTTGACCGACTCTATACCGGCGGCAGCGTGGAAACATCTTCCCCAGTGACGGAGGTGCGCGTGACGGCGCATGCGTACAAAACGACCGGCAGCGGCGACAGCGTGGAGGTCGACGGCACGACGTATTACCACACGACCACTGTCACGACGAAGACTAATCCGAAGGTCACGGCCACGACGAAGCCAAACGTCGTTGAGGTCAGGGACGCCACGCTGGTCAACAGCAGCAACGTCGCCGCGGTCACCCAGCACGTCTACGACTATTACATGCGCCGTCAGACCCACAGCGTGCGGATCGTCATGGACGGCGAGACCCCCGGCGATTACGTCAAAACGACGACGCCGTGGGGCAGCACGATCACCGGCACGATTACCAGCATGGGTATCTTGCTCAGCGGGATCGCGGCGGCGGAGTGTGAAATTGTAGGATCCTGAGAAACGGAGGTGCATCCTATGGTTCAGGGTGATGCCTATAACATCGATATTTCCATCACGAACAACGGCGAAGCGCTCGAGATCAACGATATCGAGACCGTCGAGGTCTCGCTTCTGTACCTGCAGAAGAAATACCCAGGCGAAGTCGAATACAAGGACGGGAAGTTCCGCTTCCCGCTGACGCAGCAGGAGACATTCAAGCTCCCGAAGACCTGCCAGATGCAGGTGCGTGTGAAATTTACCTCGGGGGACGTCATCGGCTCCCCGATCCAGCAGATCGACGTTCTACACGCGCTGTCAAAGGTGGTGCTGTAATGGTTCCAGTGACGCCGGTCACGTTTGAGCTGGCCGGAGATCGCGCGCTGCGCTTTGACACCGGCGGAGGCAGCGACGTCTCCTTCGGCTTCTCGGCCTCCATATCCGCCGGGGGTGCCAAACCTTACACCGGGGCATACGAGGTCACGCCCAAGATCTATGAGGCGGTCTCGCTGGAAACGAAGGACCGCTTCCTGAAAGACAATGTAACCGTCAAGAAGATCCCCCAGTATATTGTCTCGAACGATGCGGGGGGTGCAACACTCATTATGGGAGATGAATATTATGGCTAATCAATATGTAAACAAGGTTATCGTTGGTACTGAAGTTAAGCTCGACCTTACTCAGGACGATATCACTCCTGATAAGCTGGCTGAGGGCATTAAAGCCCATGACAAATCTGGCGCACCTATCGTTGGTACCAGTACAAAGGATGCTGACACCAGCGATGCAACTGCCGTTGCTGCAGAAATTCTGAAGGATAAGACAGCATATGTGGCAGGCTCCAAGCCGACTGGTACAATGCCTAATAACGGGGCAAAGCACCTGAAAATCACCAATAAGGACACTCCTGTGCCTATTCCGATGGGCTTCCATGACGGTTCTGGTGATGCTTCTATCGACGCTGATGAGGCTGCAAAGCTGATTCCGGCCAACATTCGTGAGGGTATCACGGTGCTTGGTGTTGAAGGTACTATGTCTGGTTCTGAAGGCGTAAAGCCTCAGGCGAAGACGGTTACTCCGACATTCGCACAGCAGGAAGTTACACCTGACAGTCCTGATTACAATTATCTGTCTTCTGTGACGGTTGCTGCAATTCCTGTCACCTACACCGATAACGCTCAGGGAGGCCAGACACTGAAAGTAGGTGCTTGATCGTGGCAGTCAACAAGGTTGAGATTAACGGCGAAGTAAAGCTTGATCTGACACAGGACACCGTTACGGCAGCGAAGCTTGCACAAGGCGAGACTGCGCATGACGCGAGTGGCAAGCGCATCACCGGCACCATGACTGTCCCGCAACTACAGATTGTCGTGACGGTATCTGCTGGTGCGACCGTCACGGCTACAAAAGGAAGCCTGTCTGTGAGCGGCACATCGGTCAATGGAATGTGCACGCTTACCGTGCCGGAAACCGGCACATGGAGCGTATCTGCCACGCTGGGCGGACAAATGTCCAACACAAAAACCGTATCCATCACGAACAGCTACGAGGTGACACTCTCTTTTGTTTCGTCTACGCTCAACAATAACGAATGGAGCGTTATCAAGTCCGTTTCCGACGCGGGACAGGGCGCAAACTATTGGAGCATTGGCGACCGAAAGGCGGTCACGCTTAACGGCACGGTCGGCGCGCTGACGTTATCTAATTACACGACCTACGCATTTATCATTGGGTTTAACCATAACGCAAGCGTCGAGGGCGCAAACCGCATCCATTTTCAGCTTGCAAAGACCGCGCTCTCCGGCGGTACGGACGTGTGTTTCTGCGATAATCAATATGGCCCGGATAGCGGATGGTCGTCCCCGGGTGCGGGCTATTTCGTTATGAACGCGAGCAACACCAACTCCGGCGGATGGAAAAGCTCGCAAATGCGTACAAACATTTGCGGGACGAGCCTCTCGAGCTATTCCGGGACGATTATCGCAGTCATTCCGGCGGCGCTCCGTGCCGTCCTCAAGTCCGTTACCAAGTACACGGACAACACCGGCGGCGGAAGTACGGCGGCGAGCGCGGTCACGGCAACGACGGATTACTTTTTCCTCCTCTCGGAGTACGAGGTTTTCGGCAGCATTTCCTACGCGAATAGCAACGAGTCGAGCAAACAAGCGCAGTACGCCTATTATTCCGCCGGGAATAGCAAAATCAAGTACAAGCACAACGGCACGCGTACCGCCGCTCGTTGGTGGCTCCGTTCTCCGCGTGCGAGCATCTCCGGCATTTTCGTGTTTGTGGGCACCGGCGGGTCAGTCTACCACGACTACGCGTCCTATTCCATCGGCTTCGCGCCCGGCTTTTGCGTATGAGGAGAAGCGCATGGAGTATATCGTGTATAAGCGGTTCCGTGGGCATGGCATCGATGGGGAATTTAATCTCCGGTACGGAACTGTGGTATCGGAGATCGCGGGGTTTCTGTTTGCAGCAGACGGCAGACGGATATGCGCCATAACGTCTGAAAACGGGAGGGAGCATTTCAGGCCGAACACGCAAGAAGGTGCCGAGCGGCAGAAAATGCTGAGCGATTTGTACCGATGGTATGCAAAGCATGGATGCGGAGAAGATTTTGCGGATGAAAAATGGCCGGGTCAGGAAAACGGGTATTGGAAAAACCGGCTGCGTACCGCAAGCACAAGCCGGCTGAAACAAATATACGCGGAAAAGATCGGAGGAAAGCATGTATATCGTCACAAGAGAAGGAACGTTTGACGGATACGCAGACAGTGTAATCCCGATCAAACTGCACCAGAACGGGTGCTATGTGCCATGCGAGGAAAGCGAAGCAGATGGATTTTGCGCAAAAAAAGCCATCCTGCAGACGGACGAGGATGGGAACAAATACAGGGCGCTGTATGATACAGTGTACCGGCTGGAAGGGCGTACGCTAAAAGGCAGTGAGCCGGTCGGCACCTACGAACAGCATGGTGCAGCCGTCCCGCTTACCGAGGCGGAAGCCGCGCTTGTAGAACTGGAGGCAGTCTATGACGCAGGCTAAATTGGAAAAGCTCAAAACTGCTATCAAGGATGGTAAGCTCGTGCAGGCCGCAGGCGGCATCACGGAGGACGTGACGCAATCGGACAAGCTGGGCTACGACTGGCGGAACATTTACGTCAACAAGATCTTGGTGCGGCAGGTGTACGTCGAGCAGGAAGTCAAAGCCGGCACGGTAGACAACCCCATCGTGTGGGCTTCTGGCATGGCCCTCATCCAGAACGCTTACTACACGCACAACGGAGAGATTAAGGTCTGGATGGGCGCGGTAGGCGCAGTTGCGGATTGGTCGAGCAACGATTTTGTTACAGTTTAATCATACCTAGTAGATAACTCTCTAAGAGTTTCTAATATTGAGCCGACGGGCGTTAAGGAGCTTCTATGAGTACGATTATTGACACCCTAATCACCGACCGAACGGCAGCGGACGTCGCAAGCGTGCACGAGTTGGCTGTGAAGGGCTACGCGGGCATGACGGCGGCGGAGCTGGCGGAGTGGCTGGCGGGGATGAAGGGCGCATACAACGCCGTTGACCTCAACCGCGTCGGGACTGCGCTGAACTACCTCCGCGACCGCCTGACCGGCGTCTGCGGCAGGGATATCACGTGGCAGGCGAAGACAGATTGGGCTATGACGGACGTTATAACAGCCGCACAGGGCAGCGCATACCACGACCAGATCGGCGACGTCCGCGCCGCGCTCACCTACCCCGCAAATGCCCCGGATGTGCCGGAGATCGCGTTGCTGACGTATGCGGGCGCAAACGATATCGAACGCATCCTGACCATCTGCGAGACGCTGGTCGACAATGTGATAAATGCGTTTCGCTACACCGGCGCGGCGGAGTGCGCCGCGGGAGGATTACTATGACAGACAGACAACCGACACAGGTACTGGCGAACGGGGCCATCCGCTATGGCATCTACCGCGCGGATGGCACGCTCGACCACTATGAATATCTCCGGCGCGAGGACGCGCCGACCGTCGAGGGAACGCCTCTCAGCAAGGCAAATCTTCTCTCGGACGCCACAGCTTCGAAGCTCTGGCCCGGCAGCAACAAACCGGAGGACCCAACTGTCAACCAGGCATTTGAAAAGCTATCGAAGGGTATGCACCTCATCGGCGATATCGAGCTGACGTCCCGTGAAGCACCGTCTTCCGCGTGGTTGCCCTGTGATGGACGCTACATTTCGCAAGCTGATTACCCTGAGCTGTTCAGCATTTTGCGTGTGACTGCAAGTCAAGGCAACTGGGACACACAGGTTGTGGACACTAATAGCAAGCCTGACGCTGCGGGAGATATTATTTCGTACGCAAATAGTACTTGGTTTCGAACAAGAGTGCAGTGCGTAAGTCAGAAGGAGTTCTATACTGCTAAAATGTGGTACTCGAGTGATGACATGAATTCGTGGCATAAGATATCTGTTGCGAATAATGTGCATCAACTTACGCCTGTACACTACTATGAGAATAAATACGTATGCATCGCTATTAAGTATGTTCCATACAGTAGCGGTATTCGTGCGCACTACACAGGCTATATCTACTATGCGAGCCAGCCTGCTGGACCGTGGACCATCGGAGGTGCGGTACAACAGGAGATAGATTCATTTGTACCTGGCGATAGTGCTGAGGACATTATCACAGATGGCACGAAATACTATCTGGTAAAGAAAGAGCAGTACGGTATGACCTCGTCTTTAAGCTTATTTCCTCCAGCATGGCAGACAAGCGATTTCGGAGGTGGAACATCTTCGGGCTCTGATTCAAACACTGTAGAAAATATTGCATATAACGAGGCTGATGGTTACTTCTACGGCGCAAAGGGCACACACGAATATTCGAGTGCCAATCAGTTAGCTCGAACGCGTACTCCAGACGACTATAACTCCTGGCAGGTGATATACTCTGAGCAAGGCGACTACATCGGTATTGCAGTTGAAGGAAATTTAATTCTAGCTCTCGGAAAGGGTACAGCGCCACGCAATTATGTGTACTCAGTTGATGGGGGTAAAACGTTCAAGACAGCGTCCCTTACTACCAAGCCGAACGTGAGCCCCCAGCGTGATTGGGTAAAAATTATTGGTGGAATTGCTGTACTATCTACGCGAACAGTTGTACAGGAGGCTGACAGTGCTCCTAAATTACTGTACACAGACGATCTGACTCAAGGATTTTTATCCATTGATGCACCGACAGATGTTAATACTTTTGCAGGTAACGGTTCTGGCTTAATCGTTGGTGCATTAAAATCGCAAGGAGCCTCTAGCGTCAACATCTACAGAGATTTTACTTATGATGCTAAGAAAATCCCAACGATCACTCCGGATAGCCGCAGTCATGCCTACATCAAGGCCGTGGAGGAATGAGCCATGCGGGACAGAAAAGGGACGAACGATCTGGCGAACGGCGCGGTCTGCTACGGGGCCTATGACGCGGCGGGGAATCTGCTGCGGCAGGTCTGGCTCCGGCTGGAGGACGAACCGCTGGCCGAGGAAACGCCACTCGTCAAGGCGAATCTGCTGACCGACGAGACTGCCGCCCTCCTCTGGACGGCGGACGACGCCCCGGCGGATCCGACCGTCAACGACGCGCTGGACAAGCTCTCCACGCCGCAGTACAAGATCGGCGATCTGCTCGTCACCGTGCGGGAGCTGGCCGCCCCGTGGCACGCCTGCGACGGCTCGACCTTCTCGCAGACGGACTACCCGGAGCTTTATACCCAGCTCGGCGGCGATACGCTGCCAAACGTCAGCTATTCCGACGATACGGTCACTTATATTAAAATGGCAAACGACTGACCGCCGGGAAATACATAAAAGAGGTAAAAACATGGATGCTGGAACCATCACGATCATCTGCGCCGTCCTCGGCTCGTCCGCGCTGACGGCGGTCGTCAATGCCGTCGTCAGCGCAATACAGAAAAAGCGCGGCAAGGCCACAACGCAGGAGGAGCGTCTTACAGAGATCAACAAAAAGCTCGGGAAAATGCAGGAGCATCAGGACGAGCAGTATCTGGCGATCCTCCGGCTGACCATCATGTCGGAAGAAATGCCAATGGCAGAGCGCCTGATCGCCGGGCAGAAATACGTCAAACTGGGCGGAAACGGCGATGTAAAAAAGTTTTTGCACCAGCTGGAGGCGCAGTGCGAACATAGCAGTGCACAATAAATTGGGAGGCAGATATGCGGGTAAAAGGCAAGTGGAGCAAGGGCGAAATGGCGCGAACCATTGTTGTATATCTGCTCCAGCTCATCACGACGGTAATTGTCTGGGCCTGCGCGCTGAAAACCGTCGCCGTCCTAATTGCAGTCATCCGCAGCCCGGAGCTCGGCGCGACGGTCGACCTGTCCGACGTACTCGGCTTTACCGGCTGGGCAACCATCACAGAGCTTGGCCTGCTTGCCTTCAAGCGGGTTTTTGCAAAGAAAAATGAAACAGTCGAATAGCGAAAGGAGTAATTACTTATGGACTACACGCAAATCATCTCGGCAGTGATCGCGCTCATCAGCGCACTCGTCTCGGCATTTCTGATCCCGTGGCTCAAAACGAAAATCGACGCGGACAAGCTGCAAACGCTCCGCACTTACGTTGAGATCGGCGTAAAGGCGGCAGAGCAGCTATACACCGCGACGGACGGCGCGGCGAAAAAGGCGTATGTTGTGAACTTCCTCGCCGAGAAGGGCATTCAATTTGATGTGGAAACGATCGATAAGCTGATCGAGGCCGCCGTGCTGCAGCTGCACCACGAGTTGTACGGGAGTGAGCGGGCATGAGTATCATGAAAGCCTCCGAGCTCGTCAGGCGGCACATCGACGTTGCAAAGAATTACAAAACCGTGTACATGTGGGGCTGCTTCGGCTCTCCGGTCACGGATGGGATCATCACTGAGAAGGCAAAGCAATACCCGGACTGGTACGACGCCGCAAAGCAGGCCAGATTCCGCGGGCTGATCGGAAAGGGCTACTTTGGCTTTGACTGCGTGAATCTCACGAAGGGGATCCTGTGGGGCTGGAACGGCAACAAAAACGCCTACCACGGAGGCGCCCGCTACGCCGGCAACGCCGTCCCGGACGTCTCCGCCGACGGCATGATTGCCAAGTGCAAGGATGTATCCGCATCCGGCTGGGACAAGCTCGTCCCAGGCGAAGGCCTGTGGATGCCCGGGCACTGGGGCCTGTACATCGGAGACGGCCTTGCGGTCGAATGCACGCCGATCTGGGACAATGGCGTGCAGATTACATGCGTCGGCAACATCGGCCTCAAGGGCGGCTACAACAGCCGTGTGTGGAAGAAGCACGGAAAGCTCCCGTGGGTAGAGTACGATACGGAAACGGTCGACAGGGCCGTCGAGGACGCAAAGGCAACGATCAAGGCTAAGGCCGGGCTTGCGGACGGCACGATCGACTATCTGGCGGCGTACAAGTACGGCGCAGATCTTCTTAAGAAGCTGGCAGCAGCAATGAAGTAAGGAGGCGGCGCTATGTCTCCGCAAGCACGGTATAAACTTCCTCCGGAGCTGGACGGCCTGACGCGGCAAGGCATGGAAACCGTGATCTATCAGGCCAATCTTGGACGGGAGAATTCGCAAATCGCGCAGCTTTATTTCGTGGATAAGCTCCCGCAAGTGGACGTTGCAACAGAATTGTATCTTGGCCGCGCCACCGTTCAGCGCCGCCTTCCGGAGATCATGGCGCGGATGAAGTCTGCGTCCGGAAGCCTCCCAAACTGAGCAGAACTGATGCACAACTGAGGCAAAACTGAGGCACATCAAAACATAAAAAAGCCCATACTGGACACATCAAAGGAGTGTTCGGTATGGGCTTTTCTTATTTTAATCCGAACCCTGCCGGGCAGAAGGTCGGGGACTGCACCGTCCGGGCTATCGCAAAGGCGACCGGGAAGAGCTGGGACGAGGTGTATATCGGCCTGTGCCTGCAGGGGCTCATCATGGGCGATCTGCCGAGCGCAAACAGTGTGTGGAGCGCTTACCTCCGGCAGCAGGGCTTTGCACGAAACGTGATCCCGAACACGTGCCCGGACTGCTATACCGTCGCGGATTTCTGCGCAGATCATCCGCGTGGGGTGTACGTGCTGGCGTTATCAAGCCACGTTGTGTGCGTGGAAGATGGGACGTATTTTGACACGTGGGATTCTGGGAATGAAATTCCACTGTTCTATTGGGCAAAGGAGGATAAATGATGTTTGGACAACAGCCGTATGTGTATCAGCAGCCTATTTATAATCAGCCAATTGGTCAGCCAATGCAGGAGCCAATGATGCGCCCACAGTATCAGCCTGCGCCGCAGATGCAGCAATACCAGCCGCAGCCACAGCAGACGCAGAATCAGTCGATCATCTGGATTCCGAACGAACAGGCCGCAAACGACTTTATCGTCGCGCCCAACAACGCGGTAACGCTTTGGGATATGAACGCGCCGGTCGTGTACGTCAAAAAGGCCGACGCAAGCGGAAAGCCGACCATGACGACCTACGACCTTGTGGAGCGCGCACAGGCCGTTACAACGCCCACAGCGGCGCGAAAAGACATGATGGAGGAATACGTGACGCGCAAGGAGTTTGACGAGCTTGTGGCGAAGCTGGCCGCTCCAAGCGTCAGACCGCGAAAGATGAAGGAGGCGGGCAATGAACCCACTGTTTAACGCGCTCGGCGGCGAGCAAATGCCAGGCCAGATGGGGCAATTTCAAAATATGGTGCAGCAGTTCCGGCAGTTTCAGAACAGCTTTCATGGTGATCCAAAAGCAGAGGTCGAAAAGCTGGTGCAAAGCGGGAAGATATCACAGCAGCAGTTAAATCAGCTGCAGCAGGTGGCTGGGCAGTTCAGACAGCTGCTCGGATAACAGATTTCAATTCGTGGCCACGATTGAGATAAATATTTTGAATCTACGAAAGGAATGAAAAATATGAGTTTGAATGACGGCTCTCCGACTATGACGATGCCCGTTGCGCCTACCGGTATGACAGGCGGCGGATGGGGCGGCTTTGGCGGTGATAATGGCTGGTGGATCATCATCCTGTTCCTTGCCATTTTCTGCGGCTGGGGCGGCAATGGAAACGGATTCGGCAACAACGGCAGAAATTCCGGCGGTGTTGTAGACGGCTATGTGCTGGCCTCTGACTTCTCCAACATCGAGCGCAAGCTTGACAACGTAAACAACGGTATCTGTGATGGCTTCTACGCCATGAATACGGGCATGCTCAACGGCTTTGCAGGTGTGACGCAGGCTGTGACTTCCGGCTTCTCGCAGGCCGAGCTTTCCCGCTGCAACCAGCAGGCCGCGCTTATGCAGCAGCTGAACAACATGGCGATGCAGGCGCAGGAGTGCTGCTGCGAAAACCGCGCGGCAATCGCCCAGGTGCGCTACGACATGGCGACGCAGGCATGTGACACCCGCAACACCGTGCAGAACACCACGCGCGACATCATCGACGCGATGAACTGCGGCTTCCGCAGCATCGACCAGCGCCTGACCGCACAGGAGCTGGCTGCAAAGGATGCCAAGATCGCCGAGCAGGGCCAGCAGCTCTTTGTTGCGCAGCTTGCGGCAAGCCAGAACGCACAGACGCTCGATCTGCGTAACTACGTGAGCGGGCAGCTGGCGTATTATAACCCGCGCCCGGTTCCGTCCTTCGCAGTCCCGGCCCCGTACCAGTACGCAGGATGCAATGGCTATAACAGCGGCTACAACTACGGCTGCGGAAACTGCGCGTAACAACTCCACATCGTAGAGCTTTTTCGTGGCCTCACGAAAATGGTCGGCCCCATTGCCGATACTCGATAGCAACGCGGCGGGGCAATCGTCCCGCCGCTATTTTTAACCGTGTCGAATTTGACGCATTTAGAAAGGAATGATTTTATGGCTGAATTTACATCATCCGGGATTCAAACTGTCGCTGCTGGGCAGGACGTCCCTCTGATCTCCACGGCGGCTTGCGGAAAGCCGTGCATCCTACATCGCGAAGGAAGCGGGCTCGTTACGCTGCGCGGGCTTACTCAGCAATGCAAGGCGAAGTTCCGCGTATCCTTTGGCGCGAATATCGCCGTCCCTACAGGCGGGACAGTAGGTGCCATTACCTCTGCGCTTGCAATCAACGGCGAACCTCTGAGCAGCGCCACAGCGACCGTAACCCCTGCGGCTGTTGAGAACTATTTCAACATCTATGTTTCTGCATTTGTGGAAGTTCCGCGCGGATGCTGCCTGACTGTATCGGCGAAGAACACAAGCGCACAGGCGATCAGTTTTGCAAATAGCAATATGATCGTCGAGCGCGTATCGTGAAAGGAGGATGCAATATGTACGATTTGAGAAACCTGCGTGAAATGCTCTGCAAAGAGCTTGACGAAATCGCCGACAAGCGCGAAATGTCTGCGGGCGATCTGGACGCGATCCAGAAGTTGACGAGCTCCATCAAAAACACCTATAAGATTGAAATGCTCGAGGACGGCGGATATTCCCGCGACAGCGAATGGGAAGCGGATATGCGCGGCACATATGGACGCGGAAGTTCATACCGTGGGCGCCGCCGCGACGCAATGGGCCGCTACAGCCGCACAGACGCCCGCGAGCATATGCATGCGCAGCTGGAGGATATGATGCGCGACGCGGACGACGACAAGACCCGCGAAGCGATCCGCCGCTGCATGGAGCAGATCGAGCGGGCATAAGGGGGATATGATATGCTGGATAAAGCCGAGATCCGCAAGGAGATAGCGCGGCTGGAATATGAGGAATCCAGCTATCCCAATTATGCCAAACTGGCAGATCTTTACGTGATACGCGACAAGATGCAGGAGGACGAACAGGGAAGCCGGAGTTCGCGCGTGCACGCTTATTCCGGAGCCCATGCACCTGCAGTGCAGGCGGCAGTTCCGCAGACAGCGGCCACGCAGATGGTAGGCAGCTACGGAGACAGTGACTTCCTGCGCGCCATCGCAGAAAAAGACCCGTCCAAAGTCTGGCCGATCGTGGACGAGCTGATGGATACGGTATTGCTCGTCAAGCGAAGCGTGTATGATTCCGTTATGCGGAAGATATCCGATACAAGATAAAACTGGTTACACTCTTGTTACGCTCAAAAGCAAGAAAAACCGTTGAAATTACTGCATTTTTTATTGAATGGGGTTCAAGAGGCCGCTGGTTCGAATCCAGTCACTCGGACCAATGCAAAACGGGAAAAGCCCTGAAACTGCAAAGGTTTCAGGGTTTTTTCTTTTCTTCTCCGTAAAGGAAAAATCACGCCAGATTTCGAGAAATCACGTTGGGTTACACTCCCGGTTACACTCCACTTTTTATCCTAGATCGCGTTTATGATTTTCTTCAAGTCTTCCAGATTCACGTCTTGGTAGTACCGGAGCATCTCAGGGCTTGCGTGGCCGATCAATTTCATTTTATCCTTGTCGGGCGCAACAACTTTTTTCATCAATGTCGCGAATGTGTGCCTGCATGTATGCGGCGAATATTTGTGGATTCCGTTTACCATTGGGTTTTCAATGCCGACGGCTTCTAGTGTGGGGTAAAAAACAGCGTCCCGGAATCTATCATAGGAAAATTGGTTACCTTTTTCATCGCAGAACAACGCGCCGGACGCTTTTCCTGCGTAAAGACGATCAATAATGGGCTGGATCTTCGGGCTAATGGGAACGACACGATTTTTTCCAGCCTCCGTTTTCGCACCACCGGTCAGCGTTTTTTTATTCGCATCGTAGTTGTCAACGCTCAGGGCCAGCAGTTCTGACGGTCTGAAGCCGAGATAGCACATTGCATAAATATAATCCGCGAACGGAATTACGCCGACAGCGTCTCGCATTCTTTCAATCTGTTCTTGCGTAAAGCTTTCCCTCGCCGCTCCGAACTCTCCGCTGACAATCAGATATTGCCCTAAATTCAGTTCTGCGTAGCCGCGCGGAACTGCGTACTTGTACATAAGCCCTGCTAACGCTTTCATGTTTTCTTTTGTTCTTCTTCCTCTCGGGCATTCGTCCATGCATTCCTGCAAATCATCTATTTCTATATCTTCCAGTTTCCAGAACTCAACTTGATAAAAGTATTTTTCGGCTGATTTGTAGCAATCAATTGTGGATTTCCCAGCTCTGTGAGTGGGGAGCCACATTTCGTAGAGTTCGCGCCATGTAATTGCTTTTTCACGCTTCTTCTGCCCGGCCAACATCGGCAGGTAGTCAAGCGCTTCTTTTTTTGTGCGGAATCCGCATTTCCGAGCGACAACGCGCTTTACAGATCCGTTTTCTTCTCGGTATCCCTTTGTTATTTCCGCTACCCATTTATCGTTGCGCCGGTATACCGAGCCCGTGCCGTTCCCGCGTTTTGTGGCCTTTTTTGTTTGCTGTTTTTTCCCGCACCAGCAACAGTAGGGCACGCCGTCTGGGATTTCTTTTTTACACTTGATGCACTCCATGTTTCCCTCCACGTTCTTTTCGGATTGCATAGAAAGTAATTGCCGAAGCCAGCGCTGAACCTACGATCAGGGCAATGCAAACCCATGCAGCTACGGACAAATCTCCACCGCGAATGAGGCCTGCGCTCCGACTCTTCGCATCCATCACAAGGCAGGCAATCAGAGAAAAGGAGAGCAGCATACAAAACAGGGCGAGGACGTAACACATTGTATGTGTAGACCTTATCTGTGCGCTCTGTGCGGCCGCTGTTGCCTCCAGCTTGGCGTTTTCAATTTTGACATGATGAATCTGCTCGGTTAGTTCTTCCGGGCTTTCTGCGGGCTGGACAAGCCCGCACAGCTCATCCAGCGACAGACCGAGAACGAGGCATAGCGCGGCAGAATTGTACAGTTTCGGGTCTTGCTGTGTTCCTGCGCAGAGCTTCGTCACAGCCGATCTGGAAACGCCGGATTCCTCGACAAGTCTGTCGATGGTGTAATGCTGATCTTCCTTCGCCCGCTTTATGTTCCTCTGATATGTAGAAAAATATGGGGCGAGTTCCTGAATTGCCGACATGATATACCTCCATTTTCACATATATTTCGCTGATTCTTCTGCTATGGGTATGGTTTTACCAATTTGAGGGTGGACATTTCTGCCGCTTTTGCTATGCTGGTTACAGGCGCGTGAGAAAGCCCCACCGCCGGGGGAGCGACGGTGGGGCTTTCTTAAACATTCCATTATACAAAATAGTCTGTCCCATAATTGCCGCTTACGAGGGTTACCGGACGAAGAAAATGCAAGGTGTTCTTTGTGGAAGATTCCAAATTGAAATTCTTGAACGGACGTTCTAAAATATGGAGGTACACCAAATGCAGAGCATCAATATTCGCTTTGAAAACGGGAAAGTAAACATCATCGTCGACGGCGCGCTGTTTCGGGATGTGCATAGTCTCAGCCTTGATTATATCAAGGGGCTGCCTATGCTATTTTCCTGCGTCTCAGATGTGGGTGAGGAGCAGGACAAACGGCGGGAGCCGCGGGTCCTGCACTAGTCATAGTACTCCATGCGCATGGACGGTATTGTGACTTGGTTGCCAAGCACAGCAATATAAGTTTGCACGCCCTTGCATTCGCCGTAGCACGTTATCTGATCGTTCTCCAAAATGCGGCTTTCTCCTTCTGGCCTTGAGTATGTTACATACCAGATCCCAAAAGGTGTTTGCACGCGAAGCGTGACGGAGTTCAGGAATCCCTCTTGAACTTCAATGACTGTTCCACTTATTACAACTTTTCTCCCCTTGTAATCGTCCGGATCTCTTGAAATCGCGGAATAAGAAAGATCCTCACATTGCGCTATGTATTCTTCGCGAGAAAGCTCTTTCGGCTTGTCTTCTTCGCTTTCAAGTACATACTCGGTGCCTGTGTTCTCCGTTTGCTTTTCGAGTTCGTTATTTGGCTCATAGTTTTGCGGCGAAGAGGGAGCTACCGAAATCATGCTTGATAAACTGACAACGCACAGAGCGCACAGAATCGCGACAAGCACTTTTCCGATCGGAGACAACTTCTTTTTGTTTTTTGCCCCGCAAGCCGGGCACCGCTTTACCTTCGCGTTGATCTGCGCCCCGCACGTCTTGCATACGATTTTTCTGTTTGGAGCCTGACAGTACGGGCAGAACTTCTCTCTTTCGTCAAACTCTTCCCCGCACCGCGGGCAGATCACGTGATAGATCTGCTTCTGCATACAACATCGCCCTCCATATATTTTGGTAATACTTGTATAGTATCACCAAAACGAAACAGCCGCAATGCTGAACCTGCACAAAAATAGACGTTGAAATTTGGAAGTTTGGAGATAGGAGGCCACAATGCTGGAAAATTTACAGGAAGTGTGCTATGATAGCAGCCAGATAGAGCAGATTCGCACACAGCTAAAGAGGATCGTGTTAGAACTTTCGATTGAAGAACAGGAAGAACTTTTGAGAATGATTAAGGAGGGTATGCATGAGTAAGCCGTTCACTCCGATTCATGTAATGACTGAAGCGTTTCGGAAAGCCATGTATGATATTGTTGCAAAAGCGCAAGAGAAACAGCGACAGAGCACGACGCAAGAGCAGACACCTGCTCCGCAGAAAACGAAGGAGGGTAAGTATGTTCACAACAAGAAATGAGCTAAAGCGCAGAATTGCAGACCTTGAACGAGAGCGTGACGCGCTTTTGCGGGAGCGTGAAATTGCAGACAACAGCGGCCTAGCAAAATGCAAGGGAATCATGTGTAGAAGTTGCGAACACGCTGTCTTTATTTCTAATATATGTGGGTCTAGCAGACTTCTTGGCTGCGATCTAACGACAAACTGCGATAACTACAAAAGGATTCCACACAGCGCAGCTAAGGCTTGACAATCGATACAATAAGGCCGGAAATAGCAATCAGCGTTGTAATTAAATACGGAACCCAGAAATTCCTTCCGTCGCGTCTCCTTTGATCTACATAAGCGCGACCAGCATATGTGATTTCATAGCCAAATTGCTTGTGGTCTCCAACATCGTTAATAGATCTGCTGGATTCCCAAGTGGAAATGAATTTCTCAGAACAAAGAGCGGAAACACACAGACTGCTGCTTTCTCTTTCTTCTTCGTGTGTTTCTGACTGAATTTCTTCAAAAGTCAACCGATCTTTTTTGTAGAAGAGGCCTAGAAGTTTGTAAGCTTTTTTATCAAGCATAGTCATTCCCTCTGGCTTTTCAAATACCGGATATATTTGATCACGTCCGCGAGTTCTTCGCCGGACGCAGAATCCAGAAAGTCTAATATCTCCTGCGCGGCAGGACTCACCGCCTCATCCTTCGGGATGGGGTCTTTTTTTATGCCTTTGCCCATCAGTTCTTCTACTGTTACGCCGAAGTAGTCGGCGATTTTTTGCGCATTTACGTCAGAGGGTTTTGTCTTCCGCGCTTTCCAACAGCTTATTGTTGATTTGTCAATTCCGAGTTCTCGGCCAACGTATGCAGGGGTTTTGTTTACAGAAGCGCAAAGCGCAACAAAGTTGTCATAAAACACAATAATACACCTCTGGAATTGTTAAATACGACGAAAGTTGAATTAGTTTGCAAATAGCGGTTGACAGTTGAGAATGTTTGATGTATTATTGCCTTGTGGTTGAAAAAGTTTGCAACAGACAAGGCCCAAGCAAATCAACGCTTGCGCCAATGCTAATGTGTTTCTCGCAAATTCATAGTAGCACAAACAGTAAACAATTTCAACAACAAATTTCAAAAGTTGACTGCGGCGAAAAGAAAAGCCGCCCGTGGTTCGTTCACGAGCGGGTTTCCCCAGAGTTGTTTACCAGAACGCGCTGCACAGGATGGTCGTCTGCATTACTTCGCATCCGTCCGAATTGGTAGAGTTCTTTCCACCGGCTTGGCAATGCCATCCTGACACAAAACGAACTTACGCTTCTATGACGCGCCGCTCACTTTGGCAGTTCTGGCGCTGCCCCTTGCCCTAACGCATCACGCCGTTTCTTTGGTCTGGAACTGGCAAGTTCAAAAGTTTGGTCATGACAACCACCTCCTGAATTTACCTAAAAGGGCTAATGGCAGTATAGCACGTCCGGGGCGTTGCAGTCAACAATTTTAACAGAATGGAGGTGTGTATATGCCTGAAAAATGGACAGGCGTACTGATCGGGAAAATGCACAATGCGCGTGTTTCATACGACGATCTTGCCGCAGAGCTTGGACTTACAAAAGGCTATCTGTCCTTGATCTTGAACGGGAAAAGAAATCCGCCGGGTGCGAGGAAGCGCTTGGAAGACGCGGTTAAGGCCGTGATCGAACGAAGAAAGGAGGAAAAATGACGCTGGACGATATCCGGGCAATGTCAAAGCCCACAATCCTCGCAAGCGAGGCGGCGCAGGTGCTCGGCTGTACCCCGCAATGGCTTCGCTTGATGGCGAGGGAACAGCCCGAAAAGCTGGGCTTCCCGGTTTGCTGCACAAGCAAGCACAGAGTAAAGATCCCGAGAGAGCCGTTTTTGCGGTTTCTCGGAGCATGAGGAGGAACAAAGGAGGATACTGAACACCATGAGAAAAGCCAAAACCACCACCACCGTCGTATCCCTGATTGCGGCGGCTCTGCTGGCACTGCTGATTACGGCCATGTTGACTGGCTGCTCGGAGGCAGACAAGGTCAATGCCAACATCAGCAAGCAGGCGGATTATTTCGAATCCGAGCGCCGGATCACCGTATACAACGCCCGGACAGACAAGATCATCCTCGAGGCCGAGGGTTACATGAGCATTTCCAATAACGGAAGCAGTGAGCTCGTCGTGACTTGCAAGGTCGGCCCCGGCGAGTACAAGAAGAATTACATATACTTGAACGACTACACCCTCTACGTGGTAGAGGACATTTCCGGGACGCACACAGACCCGTACCACTACAAGATGTACTTCCACACAGAATTCCCGGTTGATGTTGAGGTAAGGCCATGAATATTAAGGAGCTTTTGAGCCTTTTCCGCCTGACGTGCGACGTGCGGGAGGTGGGAGGCTGAGTCGTGGCGAAGGAAAAGATATACACCCTCACATTGAGCGGGCAGGAGCTGCATGATCTGATTGAGGCGGCGCTGGTCTGTGAGTGCCAGGCAGCGCAGATCATAAACGGGCTGAAGCGCAAGGGGCTGGACCTGGACGCGCAGAAGCTCGCGATACAAAACGCTCGTCTGGCGCGGCTCGTCAGGCGGATGCAGGAAGCGAAGGAGAAAACCGTATGAGAAACGCACTTGCGGTCGTGGAGACGACTGAGGAGCGCAGACAGCGCATCAATGAGGAATTGGAGCTGCAGCGGGTAATGGTCCGGATGATCAAGCGGCTGTGCCTGTGGATCGGCGGGGCGGCGGCTGCGCTGGCCGTGCTGGCCTGCGGGGCGGAGATGGTCAATGAGGCCGTCGTGACCGGCGCGATCGCGCTGGGGACAACGCTGTTCGGGCTGCTGTGATGGACATCAAGGAAAAGGCGCTGCTGATGACGCCTTGCGAGGTCTGCGAAATGCTGGGCCAGAAGCGCGGATGCCGCCCGGAAGACGACTGCTACACCTGCGGCATTTACGCCGAGATCATGTTTGCGCAGTGGGACGCGACCTGCAGGCTTATCCGGGAGCGCACGGGCAAAAAGAAATGACCCCTGCCGCGTTGCCGCGCGACAGAGGCCGAAATGAAAGGACATTATGTCGGCTTTTATTATAAGCCAGAAAGGAACCTATGTCAAGTTTAACGGATTCCCGCGTCCGGCACGGCGCAAAGGCCTGTGTCGAGGCGGTTCGGGCCGACTACCCGAAGTTTAATAAATGTTTGCTTTCGCAGTGTGAAGCGCCGGAGAAATACGGCGTTCAGCTCGTGCCGGAGGCTGCGGCCTCCATCAAGGCGCTGGACGCGCCGAAGAACCGCGCCGACCGGCGAAAGAAGACAAACCGGTATTACTTCCGCCTGACGGACGATCAGGCTAAGAAGCTGGACAGGCTTCTGAAAAAGTTAGGCTATTCAACGGTTCAGAGCTTCTGTGAAGCGCTGATCCGCCAGGAGGTGAGCCGGAATGGCGTATGACGGCGAAAATCTGTACTTGAGCATTCCGGAGCCGGAGTACGAGCCGGACGAGCCGGAGGACGAAGACCGTTATTTGTTCCCGCCGCTGTGGCTAATAAAAAAAATGAAACAGGAGGAAGGATAAAATGGCAATCAAGAAACCCGCTGAACTAGATTTCAGCAACAAGAAATTCATGTGCATCATTTCCGGACAGCCCGGCCTTGGCAAGACAACGCTGGCGCTTTCGGCCCCGAAGCCGTTTCTGTTCGACACGGACAACGGCATTGCCCGCGTCAGGCCAGAGCAGCGCGGCGTGACCTCTGTTGTGGAATCCTACGAAGAAATGCTTGGCGATATGGACTCCGACGAATACAAGGCGGCTGAATCCGTTGTAATCGATACCGGCGGCATGCTGGTGCAGCTGATGAAGGATTGGGCGAAGAAGCAGGACAGCAAGGCCGCAAAGGATGGCCGCGCGATGTACGGAGTGATTAAGTCTGAGTTTGACCGGCTGTGTTATCAGATCCGCGCAAAAGACCGGAAGCATTTGATCGTGGTGTTCCACACGACGGAACAGCAGAAGGGCGACACCATCCAGACACGCCTGTCCTGCGAGGGCGGCGCAAAAGATATCGTCTGGACGCCTGCGGACTTCGGCGGCTATATGTTCATGATGGGAAACAAGCGCATGATCGGCTTCACACCGACGGACGAATACTTTGCAAAGGGCTGCTTTGGCGTGCGTGGCGTGATGCAGCTGCCGGAGCTCAAGCCCGGCCAGAAGTCCACATTTTTGACGGATTTGTTCCGCAAAGCGCAAGAGGACATTAACGCACAGGCCGAGATCTATAGCGGCGAGAAAACCGCATATGACGTGGCGATGCAGGAAGGCCGCGCGTTCATTGCGCTTGTCGGAGATCCCGACACGGCGTTAAAGGCGCGGGAAGGGCTGGCAAAGATCCATCACGCTCTGACTAGCGCCGCCGAGCTTGGCGCAGAGTTCAAGCGCAAGTGCAAGAAACTCGGTCTGAAATACGATAAGGAGATAAAAGCCTATGTATTGGCTGACACAAAGCCTGCTAAGCAGCTGGAAGCACTTTCTTGATGCGGATGATGCGTATGCAGACGCGGCGCTGTCCTCATTCCTCTCTACGCTTCGGCGTGAAGAGAAGGAAACAGCGCAGGCGATGCAGGCTGGCATTGACTTCGAGGCGGCGATCAACAGCACGGTTGCGGGCGTACCAATTGAGCCTGTCAGCGAGAAATACGACCGGGCTGTAGCAAAATTTTCCCGCATCTGCTCGGGCGGTCAGCCACAAGTGCCGGTCGCCGGGCGGCTGCATGTATCGGGCTTGGATTTCCAGTTATACGGCGTCTGCGACTATGTAAAGGCTGGTATGATCTACGATATCAAGCGCGTGCAGCGGTACGAATACGGCAAGTATCTGCACAGCCCGCAGCATCCGATGTATCTGCATCTGCTGCCCGGTGCGTCAAAATTTACATACCTGATCTTCGACGGCGCGAACACTTACGCGGAGACGTACCGACGCGGCGATTTCGAGCCTATCGAAGATACGATCTCTCGCTTTATCAACTGGCTTTTGGCAAATGGATATATCAACGATTATTTTACACATTGGGAAATGAACACTGAAAGGATGGAAAAGGTAGATGGGATTCAAAGCTGTTAAAAACGACGGCGGCCTGATGAAGGCTGGCGATTATGAGTGCTATTTGAAATCGTGCGGCTACGGCGTGACGAAGAACGGAAATGAGTGCATCAAGTTTGATTTCGTCGTCCGTGAGGACGTTGAACAGGAATACCGGAAAAAGCACATCTTCAAGAACTTCTGGCCCGACCGCAATACCGGAGAGTATGACGCTGACAAGATCGGCAAATATGCAAACGCGCTTGGCATTGAGCCGGGCACCGATTTTGAACTTGACGATCTGGTAGGCCGCAACTGCATTTTGCACATGGAGCCGTTTGAGGGCGATGACGGTGTGACACGTGACTGTATCCGGTATCTCAAGCCCAGCAAGGCAGAGTCCTTTGTAACGCCCGCACCGGCCAGCGCAGAGGAGTTCAAACAGCTTGACGAAAGCGACGACGACCTGCCGTTCTGAGGGCTGATAGATGGCAAAATGCTACGTGAAGGCCTTTTTTGACTGGATCGAGCAGACGGCGGCGCTGGAAGACGATGAACGCGGGAGGCTGTTTATTGCGATCCTTGAATATGCGAGGTCCGGGGCTGTTCCGGACCTCGCAGGGCGGGAGTCTATTTTGTTCCCGGTATTCAAGTCACAAGTTGACCGAGATCTGGAGAGCAGCGCCGCTTATGCAGAGAACGGCAAAAAGGGCGGCAAAGTAAAAACTTCGAACCAAACCGAACCAAAACTAACCAAACCAAACCAAAGTGAACCAAAACGCCCTAACAAAGAAAAAGAAAAAGACAAAGAAAAAGACAATGACAAAGACGAAGAGATAACGGCGGCTTCGCCGCCAACGCGCGCGAAGAGCAGCGATTTCGATCTCTTCTGGCAAGCGTACCCGAAGAAAGTCGGGAAGGAAGCCGCTAGGAAAGCATTCAGCCGGGTAAAAGCCCCGCTTGAATCACTCCTGACCGCCATAGAGCGGCAGAAGTGTGGCAACCAATGGCTTACGGAAAACGGGCGATTTATCCCGAATCCGGCCACATGGCTGAATCAGGGACGCTGGGAGGACGACGTGACGTCTGCAGCACCTACAGCGAAGCCCGGCTACGGCGTGCAGGGCCACCATGACCCGCTGAATCCGCTGGAAGAGGCTGCTGTCAACCGGCTGTTCGAGAAACCGCCGAAGGGCGCGGAGAAAATGCGGCACGGCGTGCAGAACCACGGAGACGATCTGACGGCGTTCCAGATGGCAGCGGTCGAACGGATGCTTGCAGAAAACAAGGAGGATAAGACATGAAAATGCTGAAAAAACTGGCAGGGGCACTGGCGGCGCGCTATGTCTGCCAGAACTGTGAGAAGGAAAAAGAACGAAGGGCCGTGGCTCACAACGCCACGAAATGCCTGGAGCGCAACACTCTTTTGGCCGAAAGCAATCAGGCTGCGTCCATCGAGATCCACCGCCTCGAAAAGGCGCTGGCGAAAGCAGAGCTGGAACGCGACGTTGCACGGGAGATGCTGATCGAGAGAAGCACGCCGGACACCCGGCCGGGGGCGCTGGCATGAGGTTTGTATGCGACGCCTGCCAGGATATCACGAACATCGAGGCCGACCGAATGGAGATCCAGGGCGCCATGCTGGAATGGGCGTGGCGCCAGTACGTTGGGAAACAGACCTGTTTCGACCTGGCGGCGTTTGGAGGTGCAAAAGCGGAATGAAATGGCATATTGCAAGTGTCAGCTGGGGCAAGGACAGCCTGGCCATGCTCCTAATGCTGATTGCCAAGGGCTACCCGCTGAATGAGGTGGTTTTCTACGATACCGGAATGGAGTTTGAGGCGATTTACCACACACGGGATCAAATGCTACCCCGCCTGGAGCAGCTGGGGATCAAGTACACCAGACTGGAGCCGGAAAACCCGTTCCTGTTTGATATGCTGGAAAGGCCGGTTTGCAGTAAGCAGAAAGGCACACACCAAGGTTATGGCTGGTGTGGCGGCCTCTGCCGCTGGGGAACCACGGGGAAGCTGAAAGCCATAGACAGGTACGCGGAGGCGCGGGACGCTATGGTTTACGTTGGCATAGCTGCCGACGAAACGCCGCGACTGGAAAAAGAACGGAAGCCGTATAAACTGCACCCGCTGGCGGAGTGGGGCATGCCGGAAGCCGACGCCATGGCATATTGCTATGAAAACGGGTTTTCGTGGCTGGAGGGCACGATCCGCCTTTATGACGTGCTGGACCGTGTTTCGTGCTGGTGCTGCTGCAACAAGAACCTGCGGGAACTGCGGAATATGTATATTTACCTGCCGGAATACTGGGAGCGCCTGAAAGACCTGCAACGGAAAATAGACAGGCCAATGAAAGGCTATTACAAAGGCAAGCCGCGCGGCGTGTTTGAACTGGAACAACGGTTCCGCGCAGAATTGGAACAGGAGGCAAGAGCATGAGCAAAGCTGTTTTGATCAGCATTCGCCCGGAGTGGTGTGAGAAGATCATCAACGGGCGGAAGACGATCGAGGTGCGCAAGACGCTCTCGAAGATGGATACGCCGTTTAAGTGCTACATCTACTGCACGGCAGGCAGACCTGATCTGAACATCCCGATTTCTCAGGAGCGGCTTATGCGTGATTATCTGGAAACTGGTTCAATGAAATCGATGAACTGCCCACTTGGAAACGGGAAGGTTATCGGAGAGTTTACCTGCAACAGGGTAACGAACCTTTTTTCAAACAGCAGATTTTGGCTGGACGAGGATGATGTTTTACACACATGTTTGTCTGCTGCGGAAATGCGAAAATACGCAAATGGTGCGCATGGGTTATACGGCTGGCACATCTCAGATTTGCGAGTTTACGATCACCCGCGCGATCTGTGGGAGTTTACCGGCCTGCGGGAGACAAAATTCGGCCTTGCGCCCGGGCCAATCACCCGCCCGCCGCAGAGCTGGCGGTATGTGGAGGAAGAGCTATGGAACGATTGACTTATTTCAAAGACGGATACTGGCGGGTAAATTTCAGCGGAGTGCAGTACCAGGCGGATTTTGTTGATCGACTTGCGGCCTACGAGGACATTGCCGAGTTGTGCGGCGGGTTTGACCGCCTCCGCGAGCTTGCCGAGGCCGACAAGGACGGGCACGTGGTCGTGCTGCCGTGCGAGGTGGGCCAGCGGGTGTTCGCCTTGATGGACATGGATAAGCATATAAGCGAGTGCGAGGTCAAGCGGATTGGTATGGGCAATGAAATCGGCTTTATTGGCCTTGAGCTAATAGGCGCCAGAGGGCGGGAGTATGGCGTAGCGCTAAACGGATTTGGCAAGACCGTATTTCTCACCCGCGAAGCGGCGGAGAAAGCATTGGAGGGGATAAAGGATGGATATTGAAAAGAAAAAGGCTGAACTGTTTGCGATTCTTGCAGAATTGGATGCCGAGATTCAAACCATAAGTGATCGCATCGCAAAAGCGCGTGAGGATTTGGCGAACGTTTACACGGAGGACGATGCGAAACGATTTGCCGAGAACTGTGACCTTGAGGAGGGCCTAGAGCACATTCTACTGATTTAGGAGGGCGGACAATGGATGATTGCATTGAGCGGAAAGCGCAGGCGCTGGGCGTGGAGCCTAGCCGCCTCCGCGAGCTTGCCGAGGCCGACAGAGACGGGCGCGTCCTGATTCTGCCGTGCAAGCTGGGTACAAAAGTCTATCGAATCCGCTACGAAATCGCTGATTACCCGGACGAACCGGATCTGGAAATTGCAGACACATGGTTTACGCCGGAATATCGTGATGACATCGGTAAAACCGTATTTTTGACCCGCGCTGAAGCCGAGCGGGCTTTGAAGGAAATGGAGTAGCAGATGAAGAACAGATTGACGGTCAAACACGGGATGCTGTCCGACCTCAGAGCATACTTGAAGCAAAGTGGCTGGAAACTCGAAGAACCTGTCGGCGAGTACGAGGTTCTGAGGGCACGAAATCCGAATTATCCGCGACCACTTCTGGTTCACAACCGGGCAGAACGCGGCGTTGGGTACAGCATCGACGGGCGCGATGCGAAGATTTACAGTGGATGGAAACGGAACCGCCGCAAGCGTGGCTTCGACCCAGACTGGCCTACGCAGGAAGAACGGACACGGTATTTTGAAGGAGTGGACGGAGTATGAGTTTCAGTAAGAAAAAGCGGGAAGCGGTCTATGCGAAGTATGACGGCCACTGTGCCTATTGTGGACGGGCTATCGAAATCAAGGATATGCAAGTCGATCATTTCAAGCCGCAACGTGCATGGAACGCCGAAGACGCAGGGACGGACGATATTTCCAACCTTATGCCGTCATGCCGAATGTGCAACCACTACAAGCGGGCAAATTCTCTGGAAACGTTCCGGCGCTATATCGCGGAAATTCCCAGAAAGCTCCGAGAAAACTACATCTACAAAGTAGGGGGCGTTTATGGGAATGTCATTGAGCAAGAGAAACCGATCACGTTTTACTTTGAGATGGAGGACAAGGCATGACCAGAAAACGCGCAAGAAAGATCCTCATGGCTATCGGCACGAGCCGGAACCGTGAGATGTTCGGCGGGCCAGAGGGGGAACTTTGAAATGATTGGTTACATCAAAGACAAGGACGTCTACGCGCTCTTTGACGAGCGCGGGACTGCTCGCTTGCACGTCGGGGACATCGACAGCCTGGAAAGGATATACTTCCCCGCCGAACTGCACGTTGGAGATCGCGCGTGGAAGAAGGCCATGAGCATCCTTGATAAGAAATACGCGGAAGCAAAAAAGATGCCGTTCGTCCGTGACCCGCTGGCATGGGCACTGTATCACACTTGGAGGGAGTTTGACGATGGAAAACGTTGCGACTGAAGAATTTATCAGCAGAACCGAGGCACTGAAAGACTTTGAATCCTGCAACGCGGAAAATCCGAACTGGACACCGCAGCGGGTAAAAACGCTCCTGCTGCGTCAGCCCGCCGCCGACGTTGCGGAGGTGGTGCATGGACAGTGGCTGCGAGCAGATGATGACTGGAATAGCCTCACAACAATTCAGTGCTCCCTTTGCAGCGAAGAGTGGTGCTTTGAGACGGACGATGACGTGAGCTTGCTGAATTACAAATACTGCCCCAACTGCGGGGCGAAGATGGATGGAGGTAACGACAATGTTTCAGATTGAGCTTTTATCCGGTGGCGTTTTCTGGGTATACGCCGTATACCCGCAGATGAGCGCGTTTTTGATTTGGAAAGACGATCACTGGATTTGGATGGCGGCTGATAAGTGTAAACCGTATGTCCAGCCGTGGATAAGCGTTACACCTGACGTGGCCTATCAGCCTGATGGCCGCACGAGCGAAAAGGACGTGCTGCTATGAACACTAAAATTTTGAAAATCAAGGGCGATTGGCAGGAGGTCGTGAACACCTGCCGCGCCACTTCCGGAAACGGGCCGCTCGGGCATGAGCCAAGCAAGAGGTTCAAGCGGCGGATCCTGATCGCTGAGCACTCGCCCATCCGCCGGATCTCGGTATCGTGGATATGGGAGGGGGTCAAAAGCTGGATCGCTACGCACTGGAGCCGCCATAAGTGGGAATGCTTCATTTCCACGCAGCGGACAGATCGGACAGGCACACCGCGGGACAAGCTCCCGCAGGACGCGCCGGTGATCTTCGAGGGAGAAGCGAACGTACAAGCCCTGATCGATTCCATGCGCAAGCGGTTATGCAGTCAGGCAGACCCGGAGACGCGCGCGTATGCCGAGGATTTCAAAGCGGCGCTGCATGAGATTCAGCCGGAGATCTCGGACGTGTTGGTGCCAAACTGCATTTACCGGTGCGGATGCCCGGAGCTGCAGCCATGCGGTTTGTATGAAAGCTGGTCCCGCCTTCGACCGGAAGTCATGAGTACAGATATCCAACAGCGATACGACATCTACAACAGTATGTTTTGGAAAGCGAGGGCAAAACGTGGGAACGATACTGGCGATTGACCCCGGCAATATTCAATCGGGCTATGTAATCGTAGAGCACGACGGCGAAGAAATTCGCCGCGTGCTGGACGCCGGGAAAATCGAGAATCCGGCAGTGACAGATATGCTTGACCGGAAGCTTTATGCGAACTGCATAGATGTTGCGATTGAGATGGTGCAGGGGATGGGGCAGACCGTAGGGCAGGAAGTGTTTGACACTTGCGTCTGGGTCGGGCGATTCTGGGAAATTGCATTGAGATCTGGCGGATATGAGCCGAAAAGGATATACAGGCGAGAAGAAAAGCTATACCTGTGCGGCTGCCTGAGCGCGAAGGATAAGAATATCCGGCAAGCGCTGATTGACAGATACGGAGGTGTAGGGACGAAAAAAGAGCCGGGCTTCTTTTATGTGAACGGCACGAAGTTTGCAAAAGATATGTGGGCGGCGATGGCCGTTGCAACCACATATTTTGACAAGTACATCAAGGGGGTAAAGCTGTAATGGCAAACATCACGGCGACCTGCCCGGTTTGCGGGAAGGTGTTTACCCGGCCCTGCAAGCCGCGCGCGGATGGCCGGTATCTTTGCAGTCGGGCGTGTGCCGGGGCATGGCGCAAGCTGCATCCCATCTGCACGGGCAAGCGGCGCGATCGCGCATGGGATGAAGTGCGGATTCAGATCACGGCGATCATCCCGGTCTATCCCGCCATGCGCCCGCGCATGGGCGAAGTGTACGACGCGGAAAAATATGAATACATCAGCAGCATGCCCGGATACGTTGTGCGCGTCGGAGACAAGCGGGTCTGTGTGAGGGTGGACGAATGCAGGGAGATTTAAGGATCAGCCCATATTCCGCTCCGTGCGGCAGCTGCCCCGAGAAAGGCTGCGGGGCAAAGCATACGACCTGCGAGGCGTACATAGCGTTCCGCAAGGCTGCGGACGAGTACAACAAAAGCAAGGTAGAGCGCATAGAGCGCGGGATGGAAACAAGCGGCAAGTCCGCCAGAGCGCGGAAATACGATCGGGCAAAACGCGAAGGGAGGGTACACTATTGATGGAACAGATCAAGGGCGCAAAGTACGACGAGGGCAAGCCCCGCCCGTCGCTCGTGCCGGTGGCGGGAATCGAGGCAATCATGCAGGTGCGCGAATATGGAATGCGGAAGTACGGTGATGCTGAGGACTGGCAAAGCATAGCCCCTGAAAGGTGGCACGACGCCCTTCTGCGCCACGTTCTGCATATCTGGGATAATCCGCTGGCGCTCGACTATGAGAGCGGCTTACCGGCTCTGTGGCATGTTATAACTAATGCTGCGTTTCTGTGCGCGGCGTACAAAGATGAACTGGACAAAGCGCGCGGGGAATGGGCAAAGGATGTGCTGGACGAAAAGGCAGTTGATGGGTGCGAGAACTCACAATGTGCGTATTCCTCTACCACATGCGGGTGTATCCGGTATAATGATGTAAGCCACTGCAAGAAAAGGAAGGGAGTGCGCCGTGAGTAAGCCGCGCTACGGCTGGTGGCCATATGCAAAGTGGATGATCCGCAACTATAAGGGCGGCGGGCTGATGACGAGGGCCGAGCGCGCTGCCGTTGAGGATGCAATCGCAGAGACGGAACAGCTCGTTGACGGAGCGGAGCGGCTGCGGCTCATAGACTTGGTCCTTTGGAAGCGTACACACACCTTACAGGGCGCTGCGATGGCGGTTTATGTATCCGAACGCACCGCACAGGAGTGGCACAGGCAATTTATTCGCCTTGTGGGGCAAAAAAGAGGGCTTTTATGAAAAAGTCTGCGTCCCAGAGCCAAATTTAACATTTACTATAAGGGCGTAGAGATCAACTCTACGCCCTTTTTCATCGGCACCGCAGCGTTCTGCGGAAACCTCCTCCTCCTGTTCTCGTGTTCTCCGGTGTGAATAAATATATTTATTCACACACGGAGACACGAGAACGAAAGAATGAGGCAGAAAGGAGCGGCTATGGCGAGTTTGCGCGCCCTTGCACACAAGCTGCAAACAGCGCTCTTGTACAACGGAATCAAAATAAAAATCAATCAAATGCAGACTTATTCCGCAAAAAATGACAGGATGGTGACGAAATACATGGTTTACGAATATCGACCTGATGAAAAGCCGAAGAACGTCACTCTGCTGGAAACGTACCAGATTGCGGATGTGGTGAAGCTGCTGGCCGGACTTTACAGCGATGGCGGATGAAAAGCTTACGCCGAAGCAGAAACGATTCTGCGAAGAATATCTGAAATCCGGGAACGCGACAGAAGCAGCGAAAAAGGCCGGGTACAAAGAAACATCATGCAGAGTGATTGCGGCAGAAAACCTATCAAAACCAGCTATTTCTGCGTATATAAAGCGCAGGCTGGACGAACAAGAAGCGGCGCTGGTCGCTGACGCAAACGAGGTGCTGCAGTTTTATTCTGCTGTTATGCGAGGAGAGGTAAAGGACCAATTTGGCATGGACGCTTCGCTTTCTGACCGCCTGAAGGCCGCAGACAGTCTGGCGAAACGTCTTGCCGCGGCAGAACTTAAGCCAAACGCGGAAGATGCGGTGCGGGTGATTATCGATGTCTGATGTTCGGTTGTCCGAAAAAATCGGACCTGCCTTTTATAGCGTGGCGCGTGACGTATTCCAGCACGGCCATACACACTACGACGAGAGCGGCGGGCGCGGCTCCCTGAAATCCTCGTTCGTGTCCATCATTGTCCCAACCCTGCTGATGCATGAGGAAAACAAAAACTGCCATGCGTTGGTGCTTCGCAAGGTCGCAAATACGATACGCGATAGCGTTTATGCGCAGTATGTCTGGGCAATTGGAGAACTCGGCGCGGCGGAATATTGGGAAGCCAAAGTCTCCCCGATGGAGCTGATTTATAAGCCAACCGGGCAGAAGATCATGTTCCGGGGCGCGGACGACCCGATGAAGATTAAATCCATCAAGGTACCGTTTGGCTACATTGCCGTGACGCACTTTGAAGAAAAAGACCAGTTCGCGGGGCGTGCGGAAATACGAACGATCTTACAGTCCACAATGCGCGGCGGCTCTAAGTTCTGGAACTTTGAAAGCTATAACCCGCCGATCAGCCGCGACAACTGGGCAAACAAGGACAGCTTGGAGGAACGGGCCGACCGGCTGTGTCACAAGTCCACGTATTTGCAAGCACCGCCTGAATGGCTGGGAGAACAGTTTCTTGCAGAAGCGGAACACCTGAAAGAGACAGATGAACGCGCGTATCAGCATGAGTATCTCGGTATTCCGGTAGGGACCGGCGGAAATGTGTTTGACAGGATCGAGCTGCGGGAGATCACAGACGAAGAAGTCAAAAGCTTTGACCGAATCTATCAGGGAGTGGACTTTGGCTGGTTTCCAGACCCGTTTGCTTTTATACGGCTGCATTATGATCGGGCGAGAGAGACGATATATCTGTTAGACGAGATTTATCAAAATAAACTATCCAACGAGCAGAGCGCGACCATGATAAAGCAGCGCGGGTATAACAACATTAGGACGATTTGCGACAGTGCCGAGCCGAAGAGCGTTGCTGACCTACGGGCAATGGGATTGCCTGCGTATGAGGCTGTCAAGGGGCCTGGTTCGGTCGAATACGGTATGAAGTTCTTGCAGAGGAGAACGATTGTCATTGATAGAAAACGAACGCCACATGCCTACGATGAGTTTGTGGGCTACGAATATGAAAGAAACAAAGACGGCGATATTATCAGCGGATACCCGGACGCGAACAATCATCTGATTGATGCGACAAGGTACGCCTTAGAGCCTGTGAGCCGTAGAATGGGAGTTAT